AAACGTTGTTCTTGCATTTTATGCTGCGGTTAATTGTGGTACGGGTGTCGGCTGGGGCTGGCCTGGCTGCGGCTGTCCCGGCTGGCCTGGCGCGTTGAGTGCGGCGGTCTGCTTCTGCTTTTCACCATTTAGCACTTCGCTTTGCTGGTCTGGGGTAAGGCCAAGGAAGTCAAGCATCTTCTCTTGATATATGCGAACCATAGCCGGGTTGCCCTGGAACTGGCTGGCGACGGCCTGGAACTTCTGTAATGTCTTGATGTCGTCGTGCTCCCGCTCGGCGGAAGAAACCACGCGGCAGGTGTAGCCCTCATCACTTTTCCAATCAGCCGGCTTGATTGCCTTTTTAAAATAGTTGCCTTTGAACGATTTTTTGTAGACCTGGACTTCATCCAGTTTGTCCATGTTGGCAATCATCAACTGCGCCCACTTCCAGCCAAACTCCCGCTGGGCAAGCATATAAAATTTGGAGATGGAGGTGATGCGCTCGTTGGCCGCGGAAGTCATAAGCTGCACTTCGCCAAGCGTCTGGTCGCCCTTGTCAGATATTCCCTGCTTAACGGCGGTGGCGGCTGTTGCCGATTGCACCATGTCCTTGATGAACCCGATGTCGTTTAAGGAATCATCAAGCTGGGGGATTTCGATGCTTTGCAAAATGTCTTGTGGTTTGCCGGGCAACGGATAAAATCCCCACGGTTCAGGCGTCCAGCCCTGCGGAGACCAGTTTTCATTGGCCGTGGAGTCAAAGAAGTGCATACCGAAGTTGCGCAAAGTCCGGTTCTCCACAAGCTGGGAAAACCAAACATTGACCACCTGGTTGGGTATGCGGACAATATCAGCCACGCCGTCGCTGTAGAAGTCATTCCGCTCCGGGTCGTCAGCCCACGTCACGAATGGGTAAAAGTCAACGCCTAAGAGTTCCTTTAAGGGCTTGCCAAACAGAACCTCGGAGCCGTTAGAGATTTCACCGCCAGGTGAGCCGCCCAAAGCGCCCACGCTGCGCACAATAACGTGGATGTGGTCTTGGCCGTCGTCTTCGTCGTAAATCTTCACGTAGTGGACTTTCAGCTCAATCATGGTCTGGCCAAGCATCGGCATGTTCATGTCCGGCACGCCCATGTCAATGAGGCGCTGGTTGCGGGCGAGCATCAACTTGGTGACCTCCTCGGCACGAACCAAACCCATATCGGTAGCGGAGTAGAAGATGCGGAGGCGGTCTAAGGCCTGCTTGTCCACCAGCGGGTTGCTCTCCAGTTCGTCAAGGCTCTGGAAAATGCCGCTCTCGATGAGGTAGTGGGCGGTTTCCAGGTCTGTCGGATCAACGTACCTGTCCACCAGCATATCGAAAGGCTCTTTGATTTCGGTTTCAATCTTGCCGTTGCGGATGTTCAGCTTCCGCCATGTGCGGCCGTAAAGATATTCCTGCTTCTTGTCAACGATGTCTTTCAGCTCCAGCTTGTCTTGGATGACGTAATCTTTCCAAACCTCATTGAATAGGATTTCCTTATCCTTGTCATTGCCCAATTCCTCGTACTCAATAGCCGGAAACTCATCCGTGTTGGCAAGGATGGTCTTTAGCGTTTCTTTCATCAACGGGATGTTGACGGCCTGGCGCTGGGTCAGGCGGTTCATGATGACTTTATTGCGGTATAGTTCGTAGTTGTCCGTCCACTCCTGGTGCCGGCGCTCCCTAAACTTAAAAGCGCTGCGCTCATTGTCATCGTATGGAATTGTCGAGTAATCGACGGGTTTCATTGGTTTGGTTTAGATGCCTAATTGCGGGTAAGTTTTAGCGATACCTCCTACCTGAACTGTCATCGGGATAACTTGCCGGCCGGAATAGTTGTAAAGCGCGTATCGTAGCGCGTCCATCAAGTGGTCTTTCTCTTTGACCGGCTCTTCTTTTGGTTTCTCTGCGTCGTAGTGGTAATAATTAAGTTCATCAAGCGTGTTCTTACAGGTGTTAAAAACGAATAGCTGTTTCTTGCGTATCAGTTCCCGTACTTTGTCTATGCCCAGCATTACGTTTTTATCCACGTCCTTGACGTAGAAGCCATGCTTCTTCATCGCGGCTATGCGGTCGGGTTCTGCCGGGTCCGGATAAACCTGCCTATAAGGCGTCTGGCGTTGTAAGGTCTTTAGCTCGTCCTCAAGCTCATCCTGCGTCTTGCCTGATTGGTAATACTCATCCGTGATGTAGAAAACGTTGTCGCTGGAAACCTTGATGACTACGCCTGCCGATGGGTGGTGGAAATCGAAGTCCAGTCCTAGAATTACGACCCTGATATTCAGCTTGTCAGTGGGCGGGATAATCTGCTCTTGAGGTAGGTCATATACCAGCCCTTCCATCTTGGTGAACTCGCCGCAATAGCGCCTGGCAAACTCTTCTTCGGAAAGGCGCCGCTTCTCGGCTTCGAAATAGTCCTTGGGAAAGTGCGGATTTTCAATGCTCTTCCACGTGAAACAGGAGTAATTAAGGTCTTCCTTACGCTGCCACGGCAGGTAGAAGTCGGTGTAGAGCCAATTCAAGGCGTATGGCGTGGTGGTGATGAGCTGCTGGCCGCCGGTCATAGCGATACGGGAACGGTAGACTGTCCAAGCAAGCCTGCTCATCTGGCCGGCTTCGTCCAGCCACTCCCACCAAGCGGTAATACCCTCGGAGCCAAACGGCTGGTCTGCGCTTCTGACGTACACGTTGCCGCCGGTCGGCAGCTCGATGACGCCTTTGCTCTCCTTGTAGTACTTGTGAAGCGTGGGAAAGTTGGAAAAGAACTTGGAAAGCGTGGACTGCTGGAGGATTTTGTAAGTAGGGGCAGCGATTATGCCGTCTTTGTCCGGGAATTCGTTAATCTTCTTGCCGGCCCACAGGCTGCCCATGAACGTCTTTCCGCTCTGTACGCCTGCGATTGCCGCGCCGAACTGTGTAGAAAACTGAAACGCATCAAACTGTTTACTGAATAGCTCCACCTCGACTTTGTTCATTGCCCTGCTGTTTAACGATTAGCTGGAATGGAAGAATGGCGTTACCCTCGTCGTCCTGGAATGGCTGGGGAGCCTTGCCCATCAGCCGGTCATGCAGTTCCTTGATTGCCGGGATGTCGCCGGTCTTGGCTTTCGTGATTAACGCTTGGATAATCGGCAAGCCTTCTTTGTTAACTTCCTTTGCAAGCAATTCGTTATACGCCTCGGCTATCTTTGCTTTGATGCCGGGCTTCCGTCCTGCTCCTTCACGTTTTCCGCCTCTGGCCATAGTTTGGTTAGATTCAAATATTCAAAAATACTTTAGCCATCCCTCGCCACACCTTTGTCGGTATCCAGCGGGGCGACGGCTTAACTAGCGTGTTCAGTTTCCTGCGCGTTTCCTCCATAATCTCAATCATCTGCTTGTTCTCTTGCCGTCTTGCCAACTGCCTTAACTTTTTAGATTGCCTGCCGTTCATAGAATTATTGATATAGCTGTGGATAACTTTGCCTAATGTAGATAAAGCCCAATGTTTAAGCCCTATTGACGCTATCTGTAGGTTTGATAAACTTAAGTTAGGAATAGGGCGACGCAGTTTGAAACGGTGTTTGTCTCTCTAGCGGGAGATTTTAACAGGAGTAGAGCTGACTAGCCCTAAACCTAACAAAACAACTAATCAACAACTTTATGTCACATCCAATCAACTCAATCATTTTAGAGAACCAGGCGGAGGAACTACAGGCGGATAAAGACTGGAACGAACACCGCGAATTACATCTAGGTCATCCATCTGCTAACTGCCACTACTGCCAACAGGACGCCGACGAAGTAAGGGAAGAAATGGAAATGGAGGCTGTATGAACCATCTACCACTTAAATCTGGGGCTACAAGCTGGCGCCGGCTCACACACTCGTTACCTCACCCTGACCCGATAAACCGTGAGGGACGCTGGATACTTGCTGTGCTGCTTGTTTCGCTAGTAATCGGTCTAATTGCTCGTTAAGGTAAGACAAAACAAAAGGGGACAACGAAAAACGTTTCCCCTTGCGGGCTTCTTTGTAGACGATGGATTTTGCTAGGTCAAATTGCACGGTGAGAGCAATTAAGGTAGGGTAAACATAGCAGATAATTAACAAAGTGTCAAATGTATGAACCACACTCAAAAAACAATCAGCGTCTACGCCCACGACTATCGGGACATGGATATGTCGGAAAGCGTGTTAAGGGATATGCTGGAAGATTTTACGGAGGCGTTAAACTGCGGGCACGTATGTACAAGCGAATGTCGCCGGTCGGGGTGTAATTGTGATTGCGGAGAATACCATTTATAACTAAACGGCTGGCACCAGTAGTGCGAGAAAACAATTAGTGCATTCCCCGAAGTACATACTGAGGCTTGTGAAACGGACATTGCCATATGTAGCCCTGCCCCGGAAGATGAACTGGTCCACCTAAACGAGTTGGTTTCCTCTCAGTGTCCCAACAAACTGGACAGTAGGGAAACTTTTCACGCCAGTATACTCCTTCGACAAATTTGAACTCGCTGCCAAAATCAGCCATTCGCGTCAAGTCACCGATTTGAACTTCCAACTTTACCTTTT